GTGTCGTGAATTCAAATTCAAGAGTAGTTTTGTTTAATATCCTTCCTACTCTTGCCAACTGCGGTGAAAAAGTAGTTGTTGCATTTTGAGAAACAATCTGCTGAATGTCAGGATTTGTAGGCACTGCCACCCTTGCTTTTACAGCGTTTGAAGTAGCATCAGGAGAAGCATCCACTCCATAAGAACTTTCGCTTTTTGCTAAAATAAGTTGTTTGCGTGTTAATCTCACCATTTTACTCTCTCCTTTCTTTCGTTTTGTTTATTTATCTATATTCAAATCTTTTTGTAATTATAACATAATTCAAAGTTTCATCGCCACTACCATCCGCATTTTCAACTTCAATAATCAAATTGTCAAAGTGTGTTGCTTCGGGTAATGATATTGCTATACCGTGTCCATCTGTTGACGAATAAACATAAGTTTGCAAAGTAAACGGAAAGTCTGCACCTGTCTGCAAGAAAAGCCTGTTGTAAATTTCAGACGGCGTGATTTCTAAAACAACATCATCTTCGTCTTTTATTCGTAAAATAAAACTGCTATTTGCTACTACTCTTACAGCGATAGACATAAGTTTTACATCTGTCAGGTTACAAATCTCTTTTACTTCACCAGCAGCCATAGCATAGTTATCCGAGTTTTTCACAATGATAAGTTCTGCTCTACTCATTTTTATTACCTCCACTTCCAAAATAAAGTAATTTGCCCAAATCGTAATGTCTGTAATGTTATCACTCCAAACCTCTGTATCCGTAATCTTATCAATCCAAGTTGCTTCCATTTTACTTTTTCTCAGTTTCTGTATTCGAATTTTTTACCAACTACAAAATAATTAAGTTTTTCTGTTCCATCTCCACCATAATTTTCAATTTCAATAACAAGATGGTCAAAATGTATCGGTTCAATTAGTGCTAATACTAATCCATAGCCGTTATTATTACTATCAACATAAGTCTGTATAGGCAAACCGAAATTTGATTGTTCCGTCATTTTAAGTTTTGTATTTATTTCATTAAAACTTATTTCAAGCACAACCTGACCTTCATCTTTTACACGCAAAATATACTGATTATTGTCAACCACTATTACAGCTACAGACATCAGACATACATCTGAACCTTCGCAAAGAGTTTTCACTTCACCAGCACTCATCACATAATCATTTACTTCTTTGTGAAAATATAACTCAGGTGTCGGCATATCTTACACCTCACTTTCTTACAATCCAACTTTCAAAATTTTCGTTTCTACTCTGCATATAATGAAACCAACAAAGACCATCAGCTACTGCGGGACGATTGCACTTTTTACATTTCATAACCTTATTTTTCTTTTTACGCTTCTTTGAAGTTGTAGAGTTTGCTTGCGCTTTCATTATAAAATTTCACCTCGCTTTTTATTCTTTTTAAACGCTCAACTGCTTTAATTAAATAACTACGCATTTTATGATGAAACTCGCTTGCTGGATAAACATTCCCATCTCTTGTCGCTATTTGCCTATCAGTTTTAACTTTCAAAAGAGTTAAGTTATTTTCAAATTTATTAAAATAAACATTGTCGTTGTAATGTGCTTTAAATTTGTAATAACAAAAATCACAGCCACATAAAACTATTTCATTAAATCCAAGTAATAAAGCAAGATTTACAGCACAAAAGACAACTGTAAACCCTGTCGCAAGTTTAAGAGGATTATATTTTTTTAAAACAAAATGTTCCCCATTTGCTCTCTCAAAAATAGTTGCTTCTTCTTCTGTGATATTGTATTTTTCAGCAATTCGTGAATAGCAATAAAACCTTTCTTTTCCTAACTGTCTTGCTTTGTCTATCCATTTTTTATGTGAATTTGTATCTATCACGATGTAATAATTCAGAACATCAAAGTATTTTTCAATTGACGCATTTACACCGATTGTGGTTTTGTCTTTGAAAAAATCAACATCAAACCTGTTTAAACTTTCGCCTGTGCCTAAAATGTAAACTCTTTTACTCATTACAAACTCACCTCTGGGTCATTTGGAAGTTGTCTGTATAAAATTTCAAAAATAACCTCAACACCACCCAAATTTTCATCTTCTATAAAAAACTTTGCTATTGTGTGCTTTGTATCTATTGCATACCCGCCTCTTGTCCTGTCTGCCATTATTGCTTTCTGGACATCAGCATAAAATTCATTTACTTCTTGCGATAAATTGTGATGTGATTTCAACCAACACTCTAAAGCAATTGTCATTCTTCTATCATTGCAATAGGATTTTTCCTCAACCAACTCATCGCTTTCTTCGTAAATAAAAATCGCTGGTAACAAATTGCGTTGAAAAGGTGTTATTCTTGCCCTCTCTACACGTCTCACGGTTGTATTATAACCGTTGCTCGTGTTTATTGTTTCTAAAACACTTTGTATATCCTGCAAAATCAATTCTCTTATACTTGCCATTTTAACTTACCTTCATTTCTTCAAGTTTTTGTAAATACTTCGGTATAATGTATTTTTCAGCAGTCGGATTTATAAAAGGTCTTGCTGGTATTTTCACGGATTTTTTCAAAACAAACAAAGGCACAATTTTGTCTTTGCCTCGCTTCTGAAAAATAATGTTTTTTCTTACAAAAGTATTTTCAAACAAGCGTGGTGATTTCCACACTCCCGCTGGTGTTTTTCCTGACCGAAAAGGGATTGCTAAATACCGACCCCGCTTTGGTCTAATAGTGCCACCGAACTCGTGAATTGCAGCGTAAGAAGTGTCATAACTTCCAAATTCACCTTCTAATCTGCTTTCGTTCACTTTCCATCTGATACTTCTTCTTAAATTTCCTGTCCTTACTCCTAACCTTGTTTTTGTAGTCCCACCTGTCAAATGTTTTTTTATCACATAACCAACAGCACCAGTTAAAACTTCTTTCATCGCTTGCGCTGCTTTTTTGCGAACTTTCAAAGGTAATAATTTTAACTCTTTTGCTAACTTTTCAGCACCTTCTACTTTTACTTTTACTTCCATCTTTAAAACCCTTTATATTTATCTAACATTTCCTTTACGGTATCAAGCAAACCATATTTTTCTGTGATATTTATGCTTCCTTCAAGTGATTGCCCAGCAATACCGATTTGGTCTTTTCTTTGATAATAAAAAGCCACCTGAATTTTTACTGCAAGTTTAATGTCATCTGGAATTGTGTCATATCCAGCATCATAAACTACTTTCACTATTTGATAACCGTATGCAAAATAAGCGTGAATTCTTGTTATAAGTCCTGAATTGTAATCTACTACATAATCAGTATTCTCTGTCAAAAGCGTATTATTTTCATAAACTTTCACATTTGAAATAGGAAAATACTTTGTATAAATCCTGCGTTGTTTTCTATCTATATTAAAGTATTCAGTAATACTTGTCTCTTTTTCAATTGCGTTATTCACATATTTTTTCACTTGTGCTTCTGTGCCATCTATTAAACTTTGAAGTAAAACATCATCTTGCGGGTCTGTTATTCTTAAAAACTCCTTAACCTCATCAAGCGTTATAAGTGCCATTTTTCACTCCTGAAAAAAGTTATAAAAGAGGGCGGGTGTTTCCCGCCCTTGCTGTTATTATAATGCAGCCACACAATTTAATTATGAAGCTGCGGTCTTTAATCTTGCTAATACATTGCTCACAGGTGCTACTGCAATACCTTCTCTTTGCGTTACTTTTACAACAACCTCATCAGTTGTAAAAGCCGCTTCGGTAGAAGTAGCAACTGTCATTTTCTTTCTGTCAGTTATGTAAATGTGTTTTAAATTTCCAAAAGCAATGAAAGCAGTATCGGCTGCGTCATCAGAAAGAGAAGGCATCTGGTCTGCCTCTACAACAGGATAGCCCCAAATCGTTGCAGGTGCGTTTGCTCCCGGGTTCTGATAGATATAATTACCATTGCTGTCTTTTAATTTCTTAATCACATTCCGCACCTCAGGGTTCATTACATAAACGCCTCTGCTTCTTTCAGTAGTTTTTACTTTCATTGCTAAATCAAGTAAATCGTCAGCAGTAACATCACTAAAAGAAGTGTTACCACTTGCAAGAGAAAGCTCTGCTACATTTGCTGCATATAAAAGTCCGTCAAATGGGTCAGTTCCACCTGTGTTTCCTTTTAATGCAACTCTATCTTCTTCTCTTGCTATTGCTTCACCGAAAAGAGTGATAAGGAATTTTGCTATGTCAACATTTGCGTCTTCAAGTAATTCAACGCTGAATTTTGCTATTGCAGCCATCTTTTTAACTGATACTGCTACATTCCCGAAAGTTGCACTCTGTTCTGAAATAGATGCTGCTTCATCTGTCCAACTTACTGACACACCTGAAGCGAGAGTTTTTAAATTGATTGTGTCAGTATTCACAGGAATTACAGTTGCACGAGGTCTTATAACACCCGCCTGTTCAATCACACGAATAATATCGTAGCGATGTTCTTCGGGAACAAGATAACCACCCTGATTATCTGTTCCTTCAGTATGTGCTTTATTGACAACGCCTATAAACCATTTTAAAAAATTTTCTTTTTTCTCTTTTGAACCCTCAGGAGCAAGTTTTACCTTACTTTTGATTTCAGCAAGTGCTTTTTCTACATTGTCAATTTTTTTCTCAACTTCGTCAACACGACCAAGAGTTTTCTCTTTGATTTCTTTGAGAATTTCCAACGCTTCTTTTTCAAGTCCTCTGTCTGCTCTGTTATCCATTTTCTTCACCTCACTTTAATAGTTTTTTTATGTCTTCTAACTCTTCAAAAAATTTACCTGACAATCCCTTGTTGTCTGTTGCTTTACGCCCTGACAACTGAAAGATTGCCTCGTAAAGTTTTGAAGAATTAGTTTCAGGTTCATTTTCTTTTTCTGCTTCACTTAAAATTTCATTTGCAAGTTCAATAATTTTTTGCAAACGCTCTTTATTTCTTTTGTTTAACACCGCTCCTGCTTTCTGCTCTGTGTCTTCTTCTGTGATATACTTTACAAACTCAATAATTGATTGTTTGTATTCGGGCGGTTCTTTGTCAAACTTTTTGTAGTATTTAACAAGATTGTTATAAACCTTTTTTCTATCGCTTTCTGGAATATCAACGCCGCCCCTTGCTCCAAGCACAGCCTGCATCGCTGCTGCAACACCTCGCCATATTGCTTTAAGTTCACCATCAATCACATCAGCGAAAGGAAGTTTATAACCTGTGATTTTATCTTTTCCATCATCAGCAACCCATAAAAACGCTTTTGAAAATTTCTTAAAGTCAACATTGCCTTCTTCATCAGATGCCCAATTTTTAACTCTCTTTACCGCTGCTGCTGCATCCCATTTTCTATTCAGGTCTTCGTGGATAGGCAAATCAGCATAAGGTAAAGCGCCTTTTGTTTCAATCTCTGCCAAAATACTTTTTGCAACTGAATTGCCATTATTTGCTGCTTTTACAAGTGCTTCTCTGTTTGCTGGAACTGCTACACAACTGATTTCTAAAAGTTCAACTTTTGTGAACACACGCCTTGCGTCTTTGTATTTTGCTTTGATTTCCTCGTCTGGTGCTACATACTTAATAGGAATAAAACCTACTGAAAACGCTTTCATAAATCCATCTTTGTAGAGTTCAAAGTATTCATCAGCAAGTTCTGTCTGTGCAAACTGCATCGTAAACTCAAGTCCTTCATCTGTTGACCTTACCTCAAGTGCTTTTCCTATTACGGGTGAATTTCCGTTTGCTGTGTGGTAAGTGTGATTAGCTAAAATAACAGGATTTTTCATATAGGCGCTAACATCAAACGCCGATGATAAAATTAAATCACCTTCCCTGTCAACTGTGTTTGTACTTGCCATCGCTGTAAGTGTCCTGTTTTCAATATCAATTGATTTTGTTTGTGCTATAAAATTTTTGTTTTGCATTTTATTCACCTCTCAATCTATTTTTGGAACTGCCACACATCGGCAGTTAATCACTTCCTCAGGTGCACCAGCAGGGTCGTTTGGATAAAGCAATCCGTTTGAAAATGTTTTGCCTATCTCAACCACTTCCCCGTCCATCGCTGCGTGCCATTCTCT